AATAAACCTATAATAATTTTAAGTAACGGACAAGCAGAAACACAAGAAGGCTTTTCTCCGTTGTTTGAAAATATAGACGAAGATCCAACTTCAATATACCTAACATCTGATCACACTATTCCATTAACCCTATCTAACGATAAAAGAGATTCGTATGATTCTATACCAGATTTACCATCTAGCTATAGAGGAGCTCAGTTACTTTTTAATAGTAATCGAATAACTATAAACTCTAAACTAAGCGACGTGTTAATCTCAAGTGCTGAATCAGTAGGTATAAATGGAACTTCTATAAACATAGACAGTACAGATTACTTATGTCTAGATGCTGACAAAATGTATTTAGGAAGCAAAGCAAGAATAAACGAAGGTGCAGCAAAACAGCCAATGGTATTAGGACATAGAATGGAACAATTCTTAATAGATGTTTTAGACCAAATGATATCTCTAGCGTCAGCTATTGGAACAGCTAAAACAATTAAAGGTGACGCATTACCAGTCGTCAATAAAGAAGGATTAACAGTTGCCGATGTATTAAAGCAAAAAAGAAATCACTTGAACCCAAAAGGAGCTAGTCTTTTAAAGTCTAAAAAAATATTTGTTGAATAATGCCTTGTAGAGTCCCACCTTCCGAATTATCCGCCTTTATTGCAAAACTCCTTGCGAAAGCAGAAGCATTTGTGATAAACAAGGTTAATGAAGAAGTAAACAAAATCAGAGAAGAGCTACTTGGGCAGACATGCCCTCCAGTGGAAGAGATTGAAAGAATCTTAAAGATTAGAGATACTCTTATTAACATGATACTAGGACTCAAAAAGAAAATAGAACCAGTAAAAAAGGTAGCAGATCAAATGGAACCCCCAATAGAGTCTGCTAGAGTTGTAGTAACTATCTTACAGACTATACCAATTCCTACTACTATAGGTGGACCTGGTCCAATTGGTGTTATCTTTTCTATACCTATTGGGATACAGAATAGATATGCTGATCTATTAAGAATATCATGTATGATAGTAGAAAATTTATCTAGTGATGTACAAGCTATAAGAACATTAGCCGACCTTACATTTAGTAAGATAGACCCCTTATTAGCTAAATTACAGAGCATAGACATTAAACTATCCGCTTGTGTAGAACAAATGAATGAAGAAGATAGAAATAGAATATTATCTTCTATAGATAATTTGCCCTCTAATCTTGCATTAGCTAAAAATAGCGACTCAGATAATAATGTATTTTCATATAAGAACTATACAATAAAAATTGTTGAAGATCCTAATTCACCAAACTTTGCAAAAAGAAGATTTGCACAGGTTGAAAATGAAAGCGGAGTTGTATTAATGAGAGGACCTTCATCATTCAGTTCGTCTACTAGAATACTAATAGATGAAATAAAATTTAGAATTAACAATCAACTTCCATAACTTAACTATTTATTAATATGAAACTAAATCAATTACGTAAAATTATACGCGAAGAGGTTAGATCTGCTGTTAAGGAAGAGTTACAGGATATCCTTAACGAAGCAGTAAAACACGCAAGTGCACCAGTAGTGGAGCATAAGCAAGTAAATGTAGAAGTACCAACACCGACTAAAACGAATCCGGTAGCTGGTAAAACTTCTATTGAACAGATGTTAGAGATGACTAAAAACAATATGACTAACGAAGAATATAAGAATGTATTCTCCGGTACTTCTGACATGGTAACAGGAATGCCTAATATGGCATCCACTATGGCTACTCAAATGGGTAGAGGAGCAGGTCAACAACCAGGTCTTGATATCTCTAATTTAGAGTTTGTAAAAAAAGCAGGAGCTGTATTAAAAGCTTCCGAAGAAAAAGATAAACAAAAAGCAAGTTTAGCATAAAATGGCATTTGAAGCTAAAAGAATAGAACCAATTGATTTAGAACCTAGAAAAGCAGTAGGGGTAGCTCTACCTTTTTCTGGTAAAGCTGTATTCAATTCAACCTATGAAACTAAGGAAGCTATAAAGTCAAACTTAATTAACTTTATACTGACCGGTCAAGGAGAAAGGTATATGAACCCAACATTTGGTTCAGGTATCAGAAACCTTCTTTTTGAAAGTATAAATAGAAATACAACAGATCAAGTAGAGCTTATATTAAACGAGGCTTTAAGGGTCTACTTCCCTAATTTAGAAGTAATGAATATGGGTATAGATAGACAAGAAGACAATAACCTAATATCTTTCAGATTAGACTACCGCATTAAAGGTACACAAACTGAAGATGAATTAACTATTAATTTTGAATAATGGCTCAAAATGTAACAATAAAGTATACGGATAAGAACTTTACCAGTCTGAGAAACCAGTTAGTAGAGTTTACTAAGAATTATTATCCTGATACGTATAACGATTTTTCTCCAACTTCACCTGGTATGATGTTTATGGAGATGGCCGCTTATGTAGGGGATATACTCTCTTTCTATCAAGACAGCCAACTTCAAGAAACACTACTACAGTACGCACAAGATCCTGGTAATCTATATGCTATGGCATACCAGATGGGATATAGACCTAGAGTAACTTCAGCGTCATCTGTAGAAGTAGAATTCTCTCAAAGAGTAGCAGCAACCGGTTCAGATTTTTTACCTAACTGGGAACAAGCCTTAACTATTGCTAATAATGCAGTAGTAGCTTCAGGAGATATAGACTTTAGGTTAGACAGGAAGATAGATTTTAACTTTTCTAGTTCTTACGACCCTACAAACGTTAGTATCTACTCTATCGCTAATAATAACCCATCAGAATACCTTTTAACCAAGACTGTAACTGCAAGAGCAGGTGAAATAGTTAGTAAAGTAGAAACTATTGGAGCTTCTACTAAGTTTTTAACTATAGATATAGATGATGAAGATATTATAGGTATTCTAGATATAGTAGATGGAGATGGTAATGTATGGTACGAAGTACCTTTCCTAGGACAAGACACAGTTTATGTAGAGACAGTTAACAACGGCTCTAACAAAAATAAAGTACCTCATCTGCTTTCTTTAGTAGAAACACCTAATAGATTTGTTACTAGGTTTACCTCTACCGGTAAGCTTCAAGTACAGTTTGGAGCAGGAATGTCATCTACTTCCGATGAAGCATTTTTACCTAACCCTACAAATGTAGGCTCTGGAACCAATACCGGTACAAGAAGAACAGATTACGCGTTTGATCCTTCTAACTTCTTATTCTCAGAAACATACGGTAATGCTCCATCTAATACTGCATTAACTATACGGTACCTTAAAGGAGGAGGTATAGCCTCTAACGTAGAAGCCAATACTATTATAACGTTAAAGAGTGTAGCATCAGCAGCTACTAATACAGCATATCAAAGTACCTTAGCTGTTAATAACCCAAAGGCAGCTACAGGGGGAAAAGACGGAGATACACCAGATGAAGTTAGAGAAAATGCATTAAGAGCATTTGCAGAACAAGGTAGAATAGTTACAAAACAGGATTTTGCTTTTAGAGCAATGACCTTACCTGCTACATTAGGATCAATAGCAAAAGCATTTGTAAGTAAGGAAGACGAAATAAAACCTGCAAACAGTAACTATAGTAACCCCTCAGGTGTTAGTCTATACGTTCTTTCTTATGATAATAATAAACATGTAATACAAACTACTAACGACCTTAAGAGTAACCTAAAGACTTACTTATCTCAATTTATGATGATAACAGATGGTCTTACTATTAAAGATGCTTTTGTAATTAATATAGGTATTAAATTTGATATCATTACACTCCCTGGATATAATTCCAGAGACGTAATATTAAACGCTACTAATCAAATGAAAGAATACTTTAGTATAGATAAGTGGACAATCAACCAACCTATAAATTTATCAAGAGTTTATACCTTATTAGATAGAGTAAAAGGAGTTCAAACAGTACAGAGTGTAAAGCTAAGTACTAAAGTAGGAGGAGATTATTCTGAGTTTGATTATGATATAGAAGGTGCTACTAAAAGTAATATAGTATACCCTTCTTTAGACCCTATGATATTTGAAGTAAAATTTCCTAATAAAGATATACAAGGAAGAGTAACAACATTATAAGATGGCAATATATAAATTATTTAGTTCAAAAGATTCATTCATCTATACTGAAAAGCAATTAGCTAATAACGGTAGAGATGAACTACTAGAGGTTGGAGGCTATCACACATCAGCTGGTGGTAATACCTTAAGAACCTTAATACAGTTTGATACAGCCGAACTACAGGATGTAATCAATAATAAAGCTGGTGGAGGAACTGTTAGAACAGATTTACATATGTATCTTAGTTACGCTAACGAACTTCCTATAGAGTTTAATATGAACTGTTATCCTTTAGCTGAATCATGGGATGAAGGAACAGGTAAGTTTGGAGATACACCTACAAATAAAACAGGATGTAGCTGGAACTATAGAAATGCTGGTGCAGCAGATCACTGGAAGACTGGCAGCTTTGCAACATATATAACTGCTTCTTTTAAATCAGATGTTATGGGAGGTGGAACATGGTATACAGCTTCTGCAGATGGTTCACTAGAAGGTACCCAAACCTTTAATAAAAACTCAGACCTTGATCTTAATGTAAACATCTCAAACGCTGTACTTAAACATTATAGTGGAAGTATAGCTAATAACGGTTTTGTAGTTAAACTACCTAACAACCTTGAAAATAACCTTTCAGCTTCAGTTAGATTAAAGTATTACGGTAATGATACCAATACTATCTATCCTCCTAGTTTAGATATAAAATGGGACGATTACACTCATTCAAGCTCCCTTACTGAAATAACAGACCCAGAAGTAGTAGTGAGTATAAAGAACAACAAAGGAAATTATACAGACGAAGGTAAACAGAGATTTAGAATACATTCTAGACCTAAATATCCAACAAGAACGTTTACCACATCTTCAGCATACACAGTTAACTATACTCTACCTACAGCTTCTTACTGGGGATTAAGAGATGAGAATACTGAAGAAATGGTATTTGATTTTGATACTACATATACAAAGATTAGCGCTGATAATACTTCTAACTATTTTGACATTTATATGGACGGATTACAGCCAGAAAGATACTATAGATTATTAATTAAGACTGAGATTGATGGTTCTACTTCGATTGTAGATACAGATCAAACTTTCAAGGTAGTAAGAAATGGGTAAGACAGTAAAGATAACAAAGACAGTATTTAATTCTGAGGAATACTCAGATGTTATAGACAGACAGTTTAAGATTTTTAAACAGCCTGAACCTATAGTAGATACTGACACTATTGAAGAGTTATTTAGACTATATGAAAAATTCTATGCCCAGATGGCTATAGAAGGTCCAAATCAAAGCCACCAATATTTAGTAGAAAGAAGCTCAGAACTTTATGCTGTAGACAATCAATTAGACGCCATACAACCTCTACTAGATGAAATAGCATCTTTAAGAGGACAATTACTAGATTCTAATAGACAAATCTTAGAACTTGAACTTCAATTAGCAGGAGGAGATGAATTAGACTTCTCAAGTGCAGAACAACTAGCAGCTTTAAGAGCTCAATTAGCAGCAGCAAATGCTCAAAACGCTGCTCTTGAAGCACAGCAATCTGTTGACCAAGCAATGGAAGCATCTAACGATGCAGCAGAAGAAGCAAACCAACAAGCAGCCGATGCTGAAGCTAAAGCTAGAAGAGATGAAAAAGTACAGGAGATTGCAAATTACGTTTCTGTAGAGGATCAAAAAAGAATGAACTCTATAATTAATTGGAGCTCTAGAGCTAGAAGAAGAAAAAAGAGAAGAAGGTTAGATAATAAGAGGGATAATAAGAAAGTAAAAGCATTAATAGAAGATCTTGAACGACTATTCCCAACTGCAGAATATGATGGAAGTATTAAATTAGAAGGTCTTAATAGTACTCCTATCAAACAAAGAGTTAACTTTAGTTTAGATTCAGACGACAAACTATCGTATAGATTAATAAAGATGTAATAAACAAATATGGCTAAAGTTACATATCAAATATTAGATACAAAATTAAATACCATACCAGAGAATGAGACATACTCTTCTTCTGATATGAAGCTTATTGATAATTTTGAAGTAAATAGAACGTTTGATTTTGAAACCAATTTTATAGAGTCTCATTTCTATAGTATAAATAACGAAAAACTCTACTCTCTATACGATTATCCATTAACTATAGATGCAGATAATTTAGATCTAGAAGACGGAAGCGCAGGTGAGATTTACATTAAACCAGACGAGCTAGCTGTTAAAGAAGGATTCTCTAATGTGGATCTAAAAATGGTATTCCATTTCTTAGATGATGTATATAGTGCAGATAAAAACAAAGAGACTTTCTTTATTCAAGATATAGCCGGTGATAGAACAGAACTATTTCTATCCTCTAATAACCTAGATAAAAATGAAATAGTCAGTATAACAAAAGATCTAAAAGAAGATTTAACCGAAGAAGGTTACTTTGAAGAACTTTGGCTAAACTTTGGAGATAATGATCTCTATATAGTTACGAATATAGATAGTTTAGAGATAAACGGGAAGACTGGAATAGCAGTAAAGCTTTATGAACCTTTACCTTCTAAGTATAGTAAAAAAGCAGTTGTACATGTAGTAGAGAAAGTTAGCAACTCTATCGCAGTTACTATTGATACAGAAGTTGAAGATGATGATATAGAGGTATTTTCTAAACTTAGACAAGCTAATTTTGATGTAGAAGTAGAAGGGAAAAATATCGCCCCTACAGAGTATTTTAACTATAACGAATTATTTAGTTTTGAAAACAACAACAGCAATAGGGAAATATACTCCTTTATAAAAGAAGACAGCGTTGAAATTAATATTGACTATTCAGACTACGATAACTTTATTAATTTTTCTTCTGCTAACGAAAGAATAAAAAACTTTAGATATAAAGTTAGATTACTAGAAACATACCAATCTAGTCTAGACTCAGTAAATAGTATTACATCAGGTACCTCTTTAAGCGGTATTGCAGAGTTAGCAGTACCGTATTCAGGTACCTCATCTACCAAAGCAGGTAGTGTATCCTATTACGAAAACCTAATAGAAGGGGTAGTAAATAACTTTGATCATTACGAAAGACACCTATATTACGAAAGTGGATCTACTTCTTGGCCTAAAACCACTACAAACAAACCCCATACTAACTTACATTCAACTTCTTCTGAAGCAGTAGCATGGTATGCACAGCAATTGACAAGTGCTTCTAATTACGATACCTCTAATTACGATATGTTGAGTAATACTTTACCATCGTTTTTAGCAGAAGATTCTAATAATAGTAACGGAGTTCTGTTTATTCATATGATAGGTCAACACTTTGACAACTTGTGGATATACACTAAAGCAGTTAGTAATAAGTACGATGCAGATAACAGACTAGATGTAGGTATATCTAAAGATTTAGTACAAGAAACTTTAAAAAGTTTTGGAGTAAAACTCTATAACTCTATAGAAAGCTCAGATAATTTATTCAAGTACCTAATAGGTAATACATACGATAGTGGAAGTTACAACGAAGTAATTAATAATTACATAGAAGTAAGCGATTTACCCGTAGATGCTCAACCAGTTTCTAGAAAAAACTATGAAGGTGAAGTTTATAAAAGACTTTACCATAATATGCCTTTCTTAATGAAAACTAAGGGAACTGAAAGAGGTTTACGAGCTCTAATAAACTGCTTTGGTATACCGTCTGATTTTCTTACTATTAAGCAATACGGCGGTCAGGTAGTGGGTGCTTCTAAGTTTGTAGGTTATGAAAATGAGGTTACTAGTTCTTTAGGTAAAATTAGAATAGAATCTAGAGCAAGCGGATCAGTTGGGAAGGTATTAACACAAGATAAATCCATACAAAAGAAAGAAGTAGATAGAATTAAAGATGTTAATAGATTAGAGGTAGGTTTTTCACCTTCTGACAGCATTAATAAGTATATTCTTTCTCAGCTACCAACGAGCTTTAATATAGACGACTATATTGGAGATCCAAGAGAATTAAATAATAGTTCTTACTTTTCACTTAATAAAGAAGCTGAACGAGTATTACTTAGCTCTGTAGGTAGATTTCAATTAAACGATTTTGTAAGAATATTAAAATTTTACGATAATGTTTTATTTAAGATGGTTAGAGACTTTGTACCCGCTAAAGCAACAGTAGATGCAGGTATAATAATTAAACCTCATATTTTAGACAGATCTAAAATAAAATCACCAACAATAACAGCTACAGAGCCTAATTACTCTGCTAGTATCGATACAGCATTTTTTACAGGTTCACATGGAGGAGCATATTACATAACTCAAAAAGTATCCCCAGGACATACACTGGAAGCTAGCACAGCACATGAATTAGAGTTTCCTACACTCCTAGGAACTACATTAAAACCTATAGGTGCAGAAGATCCTCAATATAACGGAGAACTATCAGGTAGCTTTATTACCGTTTCAACCGGAGAACTTAACGATGGAAATGTATTTAAAAAAGAAAATCCACCTCAGTTAAGGTACCAAATCATAGCAACACCATTAGATGTAGAATCCCTAACGCAGTATTCAATGTACAACGTTGAAAAAGCAACACCACAGCTAGCCTGTGCAATAACCCCAGGTCAAGGATCAATAATAAGCTACTACCACAACGGAACAGGTACAATACCTGCTGCAGGAGATATAATATATACTGATTCGATAGGTGGTAGTTACTTAGACGGGAAAGATGATTGGTGGAGTGTACCAGGAACCGGTAAGGTTTTATTAGTATCTGGCTCAACCACGCCGGCTCATAGAGGTATTGTAGCCTTCGTACAAGACTGTAGCGCATATGACAGTACAGCACCATCCGGGTATACTGCAACATGGACAAATGTACCAAGATATATTAACGCTTCTAACACTACAGCAATTACAGCTGAGATATATAACGGCGAGATAGGAGCTACCTTCTTTGCATCAGCTTCTAACGGGAGTACTTTAAGTGCTAACACAGCAACCGGTACGATAACATCTGCTACTCAGTCAGTTGCTCTAAACGTTGGGGATCTTGCAGACGGTAGTAACATAGTATTGAACGTTAGACTTGTAGATGCAGCAGGAAACTCAGGCTCTTTAGCAACAGTTTCAAACGGATCTGGAGATACATTAACACAATCAAAAGATACTTCTATACCTTCTGGATATACAGTAAGGTTTATGAACGCCTTATATTCTGCTGATCAAACTAATAATACATCCGGGCACTTTTACATCAAAATTGAAAGCCTGAGTGGTGCAGGAACTGTATACTACTCTCTCGCTTCAACAGGAGGAGGTAATGTAAGTGGTCAAACAGCTTTTAATAGTGCTTATGCAACATTTAAAAATATTTCGATACCTGTAAATTCACATAGTATGGGCACAGGTACAGTAACTGCAACCGTGTATGCAAAAGACGGTTTTAATAATCAAGGTTCAAACGTTACAGACACAGTTACTTATGCACCTCAAACTGGCGTTATCACACCGTCTGGAATAAGTAATCTAGATGGAGATGGAGAAGGATTTACTTTGGGCGTTAACGTAACACCTAATACACTTAGCTGGGTTATAACTAAACCTAGTTGGATAACTATAAGTGGAGCAAGCGGAGTGGGAGACGATAGTGTTATAAATGGTTTCGCCTCTGTAAATGGTAGTAATAGTAATTCTAGAACCGGTACTATATTTTTATCAACTACTGGAGGAGCATCTTTAGACTTTATAACAGTAACTCAACTTCCATCAAGCTTTAGCGGTGGACAAGAAAGCCAAGAATAATTAAGTTATGAGCTTTAAATACATATCAGGAGACATAGAGACAACTCAAAGTTGGACTCGACCTAATAAAGACTTACTAAAGGATTGGTTTTCTGAATTCAAAGAAACACCAGGGTTCAGTAAATACGAGTACTATGCCGGTGATAGTTTATTAAAGGTTAAAGAAACTTGGGATGTAGATATATTTGTTTTAGGGGAGATAGATGACTACATAGAGTTAAAAAACCTATTAGAACAAGCTAAAATATTAGGCTTTAAACATAAACAGTTAGTAGATATTTTTTGGTGTTCAAATATGTTTACTTGGGAAGAAGGCTTTCAACCTTATTTTAAACTTAGGACTTGGAAAGGAGTGAAGAAAATTGTGAATGGAGTAACTGTATTAGATGAAGAGTACTCTTTTGAGGAAGAAGTAATACCGGGTCTATATAAGATACTTAACAATACTCAACCTAGCTCTTATACATACTGGCAAGAAATGTATAATAAAGGTATTTACGAGAACACAAAAAGACGGTTAGAAGACGTTTTAAATTAAATTAGAATAGTAATATTTATATAAAAGATAATAGATGTCAATTCCAGTAACTTTAGGTAATTTTGCAACAACCGCTCCACCAGCAGGGTCTATAAGAGTATTATACAAAACTCAAGGTGGAGTAGATAATATTAGAGCAATAACTATCTCTAATGTAGATCTAGATGGAAACGATATATCATTATCTCTAGATGCTATTGAAGTATTAAAAGTATTTTTGGGCGGTTCACATATTCCAACTAGAGAGAAATTAACAGTTCTAACTAGAGCCTCACACCCTAGAGCTGGTAACATTAGCTTTTACTACCTAGATGTAGACGATTTGTTTTTAAGCGTCGCCGGTAATACAATAAGCGGCTCAGCCTCGTCAATTATAAACATACAGCCGTATCTTACAGAACCTTTTTTTAATAACGACTATAACGCATTAATAAGTAATGCAGAAATAACTAGACCCTCTACTAAGAGGTACGATGTAGACAGAGTATCCGGGTACGTTTACCCCTCTAACTTTAACGCTATAGCAGGTATAGGTAAATTAGACTTTACAGATTTAAAGTACGATGGTACCGGCGGTGTTAGGACATTAGAAGAAACTATTCAAGGAGGAGCACCGCTTAGTTCATACAACATATCAGGAAGTACAACTTCTTTTGCATCAGTTCTAAACGATCAAGATATAGACGTAAGAGTAGGTAGAAACGATATTACAAACGCTATAGGTTCAGTTCCATCTAGATTAATAGATAATTTTCCATCACATTTTTATAGTAATCCAAATGCTTATATAGTTGTAGAAAGTAAACTAATTATAGAAATAGATAGTGGCTCTGTATTTAATACCTCCGGAGGTAAATACCAATCAGCTGTACTAGCACAACAGACAAGCAGTCTATCAGGAAACAACTCTAGTGCAGAGCATGAAACAACCATATATCCTTTTTCAGCTACTATAGCTAGTGGCTCTATGAACAGCGGTTCTCTTAATGGGGATCTTTTTGTAAGATTTAAGCAAGAGAATAAAGTACTAAGTAATGGTGGTATATATGTAAGCCATAATAACGAAGCTAATGTAGAATACACATTAAAATCATTTCTATTTGCAACCCCTAATACTGAAAATAACCTTCCGGTTAGTTTATATTACAGTAATCGAATACCTTACGCACCTTTTGCTCCCGTACAAGACTCTAATTATACACATACCGGACATACTAACGCTAGATATAATGGGACTAAAACATCCGAAAATGACTTTTCAGGTATAGGAGCTGCAGTTGCTGCCACACAATTTACAGGAGCAACTTATTTAAACACAGAAGATAATAACTTTATCTGTTCTCAATCTCTTTCAGATAGAAAGATAGAAGACTTTTTATTTGAAGGTACCGACAATTTTCCTAATACAGGTTCTTTTGCACTAGGTACAGTTTTTGGATCTAATGCTATTGTTGCATCGAACGATAAATCAGTTGCAGTAGAGATAGCAAAAGGGGAAACTGTAATAGTTGGAGACGTGCTCTTATTCAAGAATGGCAGCAATACAGAGGTAATGCAAGTACTTTCTTCACAAGAGTTTGGAACACTTCAAAACGGTTCCGTCTTAGTTACATTAACAGTAACTAGAAATTATGACGGTGCTGGTGTACAAGCCGGATTCGCAGCCGGTTCAACAGTTACTTTATTACATGGTACAAGAATTTTCCAACCTAAAGGTAGTAGACTAATCCCGGTAGGACGTCATAAAATTTGGGTAAAAGAAACTAGAAACATAGTAGAAACAAACGAAAGAGGCTTTGTCACCGCAGTAAGTATTAGCTGTACGGTGTAAAAAGACTAAAGAGACATATTTATAATATATAAACAAAGTTAGAAAAATGGGATACTTAAATAACTCAGTCGTAACAGTCGACGCAATCTTAACCAAAAAAGGGAGAGAGCTATTAGCAAGAGGAGATGGCTCATTCCGAATCACCCAGTTTGCACTAGCCGATGATGAGATTGATTATACTCTGTATAATACACTACACCCATCCGGTTCTGCATTTTACGGTGAAGCAATTGAAAACATGCCATTACTAGAAGCATTTCCAGATGAAACTCAAGTAATGAAATACAAACTAGCAACTCTTCCTAGAGGTACTGCAAAGTTACCAATCATAGAAGCAGGGTATGCATCTATAACCTTAAAGCAAGGTTCCTCTTTAACAATTACTCCTCAGACTTTAAACTTTTTAGGAGCTTCACAAGCTTTCGAAACAAGTGGGTATACGGTAATGATAGCAGATGTAAGACTACTTTCTAATTTTACAGGAGTAGGTATTAACACCGCAGAATCTGAAAGATTAAATAACATTACAACTCTAGGTACTAATGTATCTAAAACAGTAATAGGAACATCAATAAACATAACAGGAACAACAATTAACACGTTGTATGGAACTTCTAACACAGTACTTACAAGTACAATCACTGTAATAGGTAGAGACAGTGGGGCTAGAATAACAATTCCAATTAACGTAACTAAAGTATAATAAGATATGTCATTTAAAAAATTCGACAACGAGGACGTAATAGTAAGTGCTGATTCTATATCATCTACCGTATGGAGTACAGATGCTTATGAAATGACAGCTACCCATACTTCTTCTACTCAAGAAGCAGCAATAAGTGGGGACTATTACTTAGATGTATTTCATACAGGTTCAGCAGTAGCTGATGCAGCAGTACAGTATTCTATAGCATACGGAGAAAGAAACGGAAACGGATCAACAGTATATAATACTAACGTAACAGGTAAATCACCTTCATCTACAATTTATGGACAGTATAGATCATTAATATTAGGAGATGAAGAAGCTGCTTTTAACTTCGGAGGAGGAAATGAAGGAGATAAAGGTATATGGGCTATATCAGTAGATAGAGCAAGATATAAAGAAAAACTCTTACCGGGTACTTTTAATTTAAAACTAAACGACTCTACTTCTTCTTTAGATTTAACTGATAATAGTGGATTAGCAACGACTGTTACATACTGTGATGCAGGTAGAGTATATGAAATTATTAAAGGAACAAACGGTACATCACATGATGGAGGTACAGGGTACACTACAGGTAACTATCAAGCTTCTTACGGTAAATTCTTACCAGATGTAGGATTAATTCTACTAAACGCTAAAGCTATAACACATAACTTCGGAGATGGCTCAACAGTAGCTAATCCAAGTACAGGGTCGGCTGTTAATAATGGAGCTAATAATACAGTACTTTATAACCTTATAGACAGAGGAAATTCTTTTAAACTTAATTCTGAAGAAACAATATCTTCTAATTACGTATTCGTTAGAGTAAGAAATAGCGAATTTAACTATTCAAACAATCCATCTAACATTACAGGGTCTGGTGAATTAAGACATGATGCTATGGTTAATAACCCTCAAGCATACATAACTTCAGTTGGACTATATAATAATAATAACGATTTATTAGGAGTAGCTAAATTATCAAGACCTCTATTAAAAGACTTTACTAAAGAAGCGTTAATAAGAATTAAACTTGATTATTAATGAATGGCTGCCTTCAAAAAATTCAAACAAGAAGACCACTACACTACAGAGTATGTAGCACATAAGACTTTCACAGCAAGTGGAAATCAACACGATAGTTATGGTATAGAAACATATCACGGTGTATCTGGTTCTGGAGATTGGCTACCTAGTGGTAGCGATGTCAATCTAGCTGGAACTAATTATGAACATCACACAAGATTAGTCTACAATAGTATACACCACCTTTATTATTCCGGTTACGATAGTTTAGGGTTACCTACAACTAGTTCAAATGAAATGTCTGGTTCTGCATATGATAACTATCTACAAAGTTCATATACTGCAAACCAAAGAAGAGCT